TAATAAAACGACAGGATGCCATAACTATCAGAATTGGAGATAAGAAATGAAAACTATTTATTTTATTATTATCGTTTTTTTGTTAGGCGGGTGTGCGGTACATTACCAGAACGCTAAAGGCGTCAGATTAGATGCTGATGAAGTCAAGACGCAGTACGGTTCTCTCGACGACGCAAACGGATATTTCTGGTCAACCTTAGATGTATGGATTCCGTGGAGGACAAATTGTGTTAGACCCGAATAAGATACCACAAGAAGATTTACCGTTGATAGTTTTCTCCGACCATTCGAGCGGGCTTATACAGTCGATAATCAAGATACGGACAAAGGGGTATTATAACCATGTAATGTGGATGCACAGAGAGGGGTTGTTTGCGTCACAGGGCAACACTTATTCTGAGGTAGCGGTTAAGCGGTACATGAAAAAAGGCAATAGGCTGAAATTTATTACAATAGGCGGGCTGACAGACACAGAGAAATTGTTGATCCTAGCGTCAATTAAAAAGAAATTAGCGTTACCGTGGTATCGGAAAATATACGATTGGTTTGGGATTCTTGGTCAAATAATAGGATTTAAGAAAGTTAGTACACCCGGACTTGATTATTGTAGCGAAGACGTGCCGCGCCATTTAAGGGCGGTATCAGGCTTTGTTGCTCAAAAAGACATCAGACAGTTTATTGCAGGATTACCACATCACGGATCGCCAGAAGATTTAAACAAGTACATTAAAGAACACCCCGAATGTGCTACGGTTTATGGTAGGTGGGATAGTGATGAAAAGGAGGATTTACAATGACCCGCGGAGATATTATTACTCGTTTTCGGCAGGAAAACCCCGAAATTACAGCCAACGTAGCAAGCGACGCCGTATTACAGTCATGGGTCGAAGTTGGTAATTTAGAGGTAGCGACAAAGGCAAGACTTATCAGGGGAGAAACGACGTTCTCTTCGATAATAGATAAACGTGATTATAGCCTTACGTCAGAAATAGTTAATTTTTACGATATCGACGAGTTACCTGGCGGCGGCGTTGTTTATGACAACAGGCGTATTGAGTTGGAAAGCATTGCAGGGTTGTACCAGAAACGCCCGGCATGGTTATCTCAGAGCAGCGGTATTCCGCGCGACTATTACAGGAGAAACGAGTATATCTATTTAGGCACTTTACCGAGCGCGATTAAAGATATCCTTGTCTATACGGTAGATTTACCGGATACGTTAGATAACGATTCAAAGAAACCGTTTAACGAGTTGGCGCATTTAGAGCCGTTCCATTACGTTCTTGTTTTATATTTAAAGATGCGTGTGTTCATGGGTAAAGTTAAGAAAAAAGAAGATGCCCAGTTTGCCAAGCAGGAATACGACGATTATATCAACTGGATGAAAAAGGAAACTTTTAGAGGTACATACCAGGAAACTCAACTGCGCCCACCGACAAATTACCGAGGTACAGGCCGGTCTAGGAGATAAACATGAGAAAATTTGCTGTACTCTTATCGCTGCTTTTATTATTCACGCCCGCAGTAGACGCTCAACAATGTACGAGGAACTGTGTTTACGAATATGACGATTTCAGCGGCGGTTTAAATCTTAAAATGTCGCCTTTTTCTTTACAGAAGAGCGAGGGCGATATCCTTGAGAATTTAAGGTTTGATACCGAGTATAAATCCCTGACGAAACGCGATACCACTAAGACTGCGTGTACGGCAGATGCGGATGGCCCGATAACAGGGTTACACCGTTTTTATATGAAAGACGGTACAAAGATAACTTTAGTAAACTACGGTAATAAAATCTTAACTTGTGACGATTCGACTGGGTTACCTACAACGATATTCACGGTAGATACGGCTGATAACAGGTGGGATTGGTTAACGTGGCACGATATAGCTATTGGAACAGACGGCGTAAACCAGCCAATAAAGTATGACGGGTCTTCTACATCCGCCACTTATTTAGGCGCTGCTCTGGCAACGGATGCAGGGAGCGGGTCCGGCCCTAACGGAACGTATAGTTACGAAACGTCTTGTTATACGGCTTCTTACGAAATATCGCTAGGAACGGCGTCAAACGAGATTACGGTATCTGACAACGATATAAACTTGACAATGATACCTATTTGCCCTGATACGATACTTGGCGAGTCGGTAATAGGGCGTAAGATATACAGACCGAGCAATGGCGATACAACGTATAAACTTGTTTCAGACGTTGGAGATTCTCTTGGCACAATTCCTAACAATACTGCAACCACAACCACGGATTCTGATGCTGACGGTGCGTTAGGCGCGGCTATATCGGCAACAGCAACGTATGCAGCCCCGCTCGGTAGGTTTGGCGTATTACACAAAAACCGTCTTTGGTTAGGCAACAATTCAACAACTCCGTCACGGTTATATTATAGCGAAGACGCGTCACACGATTATTTCCGGTCAGACGCATACTTTAATATCCGGCCGAATGACGGGGATGAAATAACTTTTATTAAGAACTGGTTAGGGTTGCTTACGGTATCGAAAAATAACACTATTCAGAAGATGGATACAAGAGAAGACGACCCTGATACGGACTGGGCAATAACTGATCCGTTCAGCTTTGTAGGGTGTCAAGCGCCGTACTCTGCGATTGAAACTGATTTGGGTATTATGTACTTAGCAAATAACGGCGTTTATAATTTCACAGGTCAATATTCGGAGTTAATTTCCGATAAAGTCACGCCGACAATACGCGATATTCAAGCGTCTAATTTCCCTACTGTATGGGCAGAATATTTCAAGAATAGCTATTACATGACGTATACGTCAACAGCAACCGGGTCGGCGATCAATGATAGGATTCTTGTAATTGACTTAATAGATAAAGCGTTCAGCATTGACTTGTTTAATGCAAACGTCTTACACGTTTTTAGTTCCGGCTCTGACGTTGAAGCGTTATACTCCGGCGCGTCTAATAGCGGGTTAGTTTACGCACATACCGAAACCGTTAAGGAAATCGTACACAAGACGCATGACGACTTTGACGGAACGTGGGATGATATGCGGTACATTCCCACTTCGGTAGGCGGAGATTCTGATAGCCCTGTTATAGAGTTGGCGTGGACAGCTACTCTTGATAGTGTTACGGATGCTGACTGGACAAGCACAATAAACAGTATGGCAACGGCTGGCTCTGTAATTGACAGACCTGACTTTGACGGAACGTATACATCTCCGTACTTAACAATAAACGCGTCTGCTCTTGACAAACTGTATTGGAAAGAAACTTTCCCATCTGGCGGAGGAGATATAACTTTCGATATTCGTATGGGAGCGACTACGTTAGATACGTCGTTAGCGGCTTGGAATACCGGGTACACGGATTCAACGGGTTCTGATATATCAGAGGCGACTTCTACAACAGATGCGGTATACATGCAATATAGGATTAACGCGACAACTGATACTATCACAGAAACGCCGACTTTGTTTCGAGAGTCTAATTATGTGGTAAGGGTAACATTTGATATTGCCGGATCGACCGAAGAAACGGCGATACCGATACGATACCGCAGCGGGTGGAACGATTTTGGTATCCCCGGATATGTAAAAGAGTTACGCAAGATTTATGTATATTACGAATGGCCTGACGATACGGCAGGAACATTAAACCTTACGTTTACCAGTATACAAGGGGAAACCGATTCGTTTGCGATAGATTTGTTAGAATATCCAGATTATTATATAGAATATTTCCCTGACGGTAATTTGGTCGGCGAATTGATCCGGCTTGAAATAGACGAGTCAAGCGCTACCCCTGTTAAGATAGAAAAGATAATTGTTGTATATGACGTTGAGGAGGATTTGACGTAATGAAAATTAGATGGATACATGTTATAATCTTTGCTGCTCTAGTCTTTTATGTCGGGGGAACAAGTCTGACAATAGAGTCGGCGGAACAGATAACAGGGTTTGAAAATAAGGATTTACCCGTACTCAACGAAGAGTTGAAGCGCATTGATAGCGAAATGAGCGTGCTTGTTCCAAAGGGAATAATAGCACTGTGGTACGGCGCTATTGACGATATCCCGCAGGGATGGGTTATTTGTGACGGAGAGAACGACACGCCTGATTTAACTGACAAGTTCATTATTCACGCTGACGCTGATAGCGGAGGAACAAACGACGTTGCGGATACAGGCGGCGCACATTCAGTTACTTTAACCGGCGCACAAAGCGGGCTACCTATCCATACCCACGCTATTACTACATACGAGGGCGGCGGTGGCGGGGCGGCTAAAAGAGTTGACGGTACGGATTCAGATACTTTATACCAGTCGGTCAATTCTAGCCCAAGCGCTGCGGCTAATGCAGCATCATCACATGAAAACAGGCCAGCTTATTATGCGCTTGCCTATATTATGAAATCTTGAAAAGGAGATGTATATGAAAAAGTTACTTTTAGTAGTCGGTCTAATTTTAGCCGTAGGCATAACACCATGTTATTCTGCAACGGAATGGCGCAATGGCACGGGCGAGGACACACCGTTAGGTACGGAAGTGGTATCTGATATTGACGCGGTTATATACCAGCGAATGACTGACCCTTTGGATAGGGTTCTCAGCAAGTATCAAACGACTAATGTTGTGTGGAGCAGTACGACTGAGGTTATTGTAACAATAGGCGAGGTTGCGTGTTCTAACTCTACGGGATCGATCCGAAAGTTTAGAGCGAATACATCTGCCACGACTGTAACGTGGGCTAACATTGATACTGGGGCGGAGGCAGCGTCAACCACATATTATGTTTATGCGGTAGCTGACGCAGACGCTACGACGTTCACGGTTACATTTTCGACCAACTCGACAACTCCGACGGGTGCAACTTATTATAAGAAGATAGGCAGTTTTAAAAACGATTCTTCTTCTAATATCGACAGAACAACTATTTATACTAATGCGTACGGTAACTCCGTAAACGATACTACTGGTAAGCCTAAGATAACGGCAATTTACAATTACGGAACGAGTGCGTCGTCTTATACAGCGAAAGATTCTGATTTAAAGTTCGCGTTTGGAACAACTCCGAGCATTGGCGCAAACTCTTCGACGACAATAACGAATTTACCGTTTCAAGGAACAGGATATTATTCGGTATCAACAACTTTATCAGGGGCAAGTTCGTCAAACTATCTTAACGGTTGTCAGGTAAACAAGACTAACGGTACTCAGTTCACTTGCACAAACGCAAATGACGAGGCACATTCTTATTTATGGCAAGCAATAGGGTATTAAAAGGAGATTAATATGAGAACAGCAATAACACTTATTATTTTATTCGCATTATCACTAACAACTGCGGCGTTCGGGGAGTTCGTTGTGTACTCCGAGAAAGTTTCAAAAGAGGTTGTTTTTCTAGGAGATGGGGAAAACATTGTGTTGTCGGATGAAGACGCAGAGTCTTTAGAAAAGACGGTTATGCCGGGGGAAATAGACGATTATTATTTCCTTGAAGCGCTAGAAGATTACAAGCTGATGAACAAAAAGTTTGTAATTAACAACAAGAAAATAAGCGATAGAGAGAACGCTAAGATAGATTCTGAGAAAAAGAGTGGAAAAAAGGCTAACGATTTCTTGTCTGCAAAGGCTAAATTGGTAGCGTTAGGATTAACAGCAGACGAAGTTGATTCTCTAAAATAGGAGGGGTAGATGTTTGAAAAACTTAAAAATAATAGAGGACTTTTAAAAGTTTCTGGGGGTTATAGTCAAGGCAAAGAGTCTTCACGGTCAGAACAAGGCATGGAATATATGCAAGCGCCTGATTATAAAGAGGCTGAGGGTGCAAGAGGCGACTGGTGGGCTAAACTTCAGCAATTCTCAGGGCAGCCGGGATATGGTGCAATAGCGCCAGACTGGGAGAATATTTGGCAAAATGCACAGAAGAAAGTACAGCAATACTTTTGGGGTAGCCCAACTGATCCGGGAATGGTAAACAAGGTCAAGTCTTCTGCGGCAAGGCGCAACGTATCAGAAAGCCCTGCTATGGAAAACTCTTTAATGAAAATGGGTGCGACTGAGGGCAATATATTCGCTGATATGGCAACACAAGAGGCACAAAGCAAGGCTGGGTTTGCCGAGGGAGGCAGACAAGACTATATGCAAAATCTTATGCAGTTATCAGGACTAAATCCGCAAGGAAAATTCTGGTCGCCGTGGCAAAAATCGTCAGGTAAAAAATCAGAATGGAATGTGGGGGTATAAAAATGGAAAATTTCTTATCAGATATAGGCAAATTCATAGTTGGCCCGAGTCGGGGCGAGATGGATGCTGAGAGATTAAGGGCTAGGAACGCAGTAATAGGGCCTAGTCAGAAAGAGTTAGCTGAAAAGTATCTTAAACAGGGTGGGGATGAAGTGCTAGGCGAGTTTGAGGGAACTCCGGGGTATGATAGGATTCAGCAGATGTATGATGCTAAGGAGAGGAAGAAGATGCCGTTTGGCCCTCCGGTTGAGAATAAGGGTACAAAAGACAAAACGGTAAAAATAGGCAAGAGCGGGTTTGAGTTAATGAAACCGAAAGAGCGGATCTTTAACGAGATTATGGCAAAGCCACCAGAAAAAAGGACTAAGGCAGAGCAAAGTGTAATCTATAAAATAGGCGGGGTGAAAGTTGGTAATAAGGTAGGGCCTACAAAGCCAGAACATTTTGATTTTCTGTTTGGGAAAGCAGAGGATGAAACAAAAGCTGCAATGATAGAAGTTATGTCAGACGAAATGAGTAAGGCTAACAAAAGTGAAGACGAGATATTGTATGAGTCAGAAAATATAAGCAAATCGACACTTGGGTTTGCCGAATATGCAGAAAAGTTGCCAGACATTATTCAACGATATTATCCAGACCTCCTCCCTGAGAGAGTCAAAGAAATTGCTGATAAGTACATCAAAAAGACTGCTCCACGGGTAGTGCCGGATGCAGAAACAGGAACGGAAATTATATTTCCAGAAGAGGTAAAAACTAAGAAACAAGGATTCGAATATTTGGTTGCGGAGGGATGGGATACAAGAAAAGCTGCTCTAAAAATAAAGGAAATGGCAGGCAAAGGACAGATGTCAAAATGACAGGACTAAAACTAAAAGAAAACCTCGCCGACATTCTATCGTTCACGCACAAAAATAAAAGTGTTTCGAGGGATGATGTTAAGTATGGTTTGAAGATGAAAGAATCGTCTGGCGGAGTAAACGTCAAGGACAGATACGAACCTAAATTTCATCAAGAGTTGATACGGAAAAAAGCCATTCAAGATAAGACCAGCAAAGATAAATGGTTTCCTACCAGGGCAGAGCGTAGAGTAATAAAAGAGCGTGGAGAAGAGAAAGCATTAAAAGATTTTTCCACATCAAAAGGCGAATATCAGATCATGCCAGAAACGGCATACCGATACACTTCGTTTGTTGGTAATCCAGAAGATTTAGAAGACCCTGAAGTAGCCGAGAAAATTACTGACGAGTTGCTTGACAAATTCCATAAAGAAGAGGGCGGCGATTTAGAGAAATCTATTCACCGGTGGAATCAGGGCGGCGATTATTTCAAGGGATTTAAAGAGTTTTTAAACGACAAGGGGTTAAACTTGGGGATGCTCAATCCGTTTGCTACTAATGCGGAGGCGGCAGATATCCCAATGTTAGAATTATCAGGGGATGCAAGTTTCCTTGACCAATATTTAGAAGAGCCGGAAGTATTACCGCAAGAAGTAGCGCCGCTTAACTTATCGGGGGATGCAAGTTTCTTAGATCAATATTTGGGGGAAGAGCAAGAAGTAGCGCCACAAGAAGTAGCGCCGCTGAACCTATCCGGTGACGAGTCTTTTCTTGACCAGTATTTGACAGAAGAGCCAGCCGTTGAGAGGCAAACTGTTGCTGACCCTGAG